CCTACATGATTGTGGGCACCAACAGAAAGCTGTACGCCCTGTATGGAGCATTGTGGGGAGACATCACCCCTATCCGCAGGTCAGCAACTGGGGTTACTTTTGACACGGTCAACACGTCCACCACGGTCACAGTGAATGACACGGCGCACGGCTGTGTCGTAGGGGATTTTGTGACGTTCTCCACCGTCACAGGAGACCCTGGAGGCATTTCTAATGCAAGCCTGACGGGTGAGTTTGAGGTTCAAATAGTCACAAGCGCCAATAAATACACCATCGTTTCTCCTGCTGCTGCGACGTCAACGGTCAACGCCGCAGGCACTGCGGATGCGGCATACCAGATCAACGTAGGAACCGCTGTCAGTACCGTGGACTATGGCTGGGGCGTTGGCACATGGGGAGCCAGCACATGGGGAACACCGCGCCCACCTTCTACTTCCGTGTCCTTGGACTCCAGGGTATGGCAGTTTGATAATTTTGGCGAAGATGTTGTGTGCCAGCTTGTGGACGGCGCAATCTATTTGTTTGACACCAGTTCTGGTATCACGACCCGTGCAACGGCTATCTCGGGTGCTCCTACGAAGAGCACTTACGCAGTGGTGTCCACCCCTGACCGGCACTTGGTGTGCTTTGGCACGGAGTCCACGATCGGCACACCTGCCACGCAGGACCCGATGTTTGTTCGTTTCTCTAACCAGGAGGACATCAACAGCTTTGTTGAGAGCGCGATAAACACGGCCGGCGGACAACGGCTCACTGACGGCAACCACATTGTTTCCGCTGATCGATCCAGAGGTCAGATTCTCATCTGGACAGATACTGCCTTGCACGGCATGCAGTACATCGGACCGCCCTATACCTTTGGCTTCCAGCAGCTGGGCTCAAACTGCGGCCTGATTGGCCCACACGCCTCTGCTGACGTCAATGGCGTGGCCTTTTGGATGGGCAAGGATGCGTTCTACATGTTCGACGGAACAGTGAAAAAGCTTGCCTGTACGGTGCAGGATTACGTGTTCAAGGACATTAACGTTGTCCAAAACGCCAAGGTGAATATTGGTGTCAACACTCAGTTCAATGAAGTTACATGGTGGTATTGCTCGTTCACCGCTGACTACATTGATCGGTTTGTGACGTACAACTACCTGGAGAATGTCTGGTCCGTGGGCAGTATGCCTCGTACCTCATGGGCTGATCTGGGAACATATTCCAAGCCAACTGCTGCCGAGTACTTTCCAAACAGTACCGAAGCTACCATCAGCACCATCAATGGCCTGACAGCCGGACGCTCACTGATCTACAACCAAGAAGACGGCAAGAATGGCAATGGAAGTGCAATCAATGCCTATGTGAAGTCGGGTTACTTTGACATTGGAGATGGTGACCAGATGCTCTTTATGAAGCGTTTCATCCCTGACTTCAAGAACCAAGAAGGCAACTTGACAGTGCATCTGCTGTTGCGTCCCTATCCACAGGCCACAGCCAGCCCAAGCTCTTTGGACCCGTATGTCATCGCTCCGAACACGGAGAAGGTGGACACGCGGGCCCGGGGAAGACAGATCAGTTTGCGTATTGAGAGCAGTGACATTGACACCAACTGGCGTTTTGGAACGTTACGCGTTGACATTCAGCCGGATGGTTTGAGATGACCCGCATTGCTAACGTTCGCTTACCCAACGCATCGGCCGCATACGACCCGTCGCAGTTCAACCAGCTTGTTCGCTCTCTTGAGCAGATTATTCTCCAGCTCAACAGCACCTATACGCCTGTCCCCAGTGAGAATACCGCCGGTGCTGCAACGTGGATGGCCATGGGCAGCGGAGCGGGAGGCGGGTTTGCTGGCGGTATCCGTGGATTTCAGAACAGCAACGGCATCATCTTGCCTCAAGCAATGATGATCTCGGACCAGGACCAGACAAACGCCAGCATCACGGGAGAGAACCTGCTCACCTTTGCTCCTGCGTTTTCCAACGGCATCAGCGTGGAAAGCGGCTCACGGATCAAGGTACCATGCGCTGGTCAATATCTAGTGACTTTCACCTTGCAAGTGACAAATCGAAGCAATACAGCAGGTGAGTTTGAAGTGTGGGCCAAGGACACCGGGGTCAACTACCCCTTAAGCAACACACGCTTTGATGTTCCTGCTCGTAAAAGCGCCAGTATTTGGTCCCACATAGTTCCAGCGATTACTGGTATTTTCACTGTAGATGATCCTACCAACGATTATTTAGAGGTTGCCTGGTGGTCAGACAACCTTGACATCTATTTGGAGCACTATGCCGCTGGCACGAGCCCCACGCGCCCTGCCATTCCGTCGGTGATTCTCACCATCAACTTTGTATCGGCAAACTGATCATGGCAAACAAATACCTGCGTAAGCATCTCACCCCGGCAGCCGCGACTGAGACAACGATTTACACCGTACCTGCCGCCAATACGGCCATGGTCTCTTCTCTGCGAGTGACCAACCGCAACGCCTCTACAACAGCCCTGTCCGTGAATGTTTACCCAAGTGGCGGGGCCACAGCTTTTGCGCTGTTGAAGACCTATTCGCTGCCCACGAATCAGACAATGGATGTGATCAGTGGCGTGCCCTGCGTTATGGAGACGGGGGACATTTTAAAAGTCACCTCTAGCGCGGCCACAGTGGACTTCTACCTATCCTATCTAGAGATAGACAGGAACTAGGGAAATGCGACATAATTACAGCCATATTCGCGTCCTTTCCCGGCGCGCGGCCCATGGGGCCTTTGGCATCAACTGGAAAGGATAATCATGGCGAATGAAGGCATCATGGGGGCTCGTATGCCCATGCAACAAAAACCCAAACAAGGGTATGTTTCTAGCTTGGACGCGTACGACGCCGCGTCGTCTGCTATACAGGAAACAAACCCTGAAGTCTTTAACCAATACCGCTCGGCCATCCGAGACCAGTTGGGACAACTGAACCTTAAATCGAGCGAGGTGGAAGCATTCATCAGCCTGCTTGAGTACATGTTGCAGTACCCCGATCAGTACAAAGAGATCATTCGTGCGGGTATTGAAGAGGGTGCGATTGAGGAAGGCGACTTCCCCGCCCAGTTTGACCAGTCCTTCATCACCACCATGCTGGCGGCGCTGAACGAGCAACGCATTCAACAGGTACAGAACGTCTCACCAGAAGCCATGGGCCCCGGCCCACAAGAGCCGATGGCCATGAAGAACGGCGGCCTGGCAGATGCTGCCAAGTTGCTTCAATCTAAGGGCCGCCACGGAGACACGATTCTTGCCCACATCAGTCCTGAAGAAGCACGGATGCTGAAAGAGGCTGGCGGTTTGGGAACGATCAACCCATACACAGGCCTGAGGGAATATAAGCTTTTAAAGAAGCTGTGGAAAGGCGTTAAAAACGTTGTAAAAGGCGTCGGCAACGCCATAAAAGAGGTTGCTAAGAGCCCGATTGGCAAGCTTGCACTCACTATTGGCGCAACCATGCTATTGGGTCCCGTTGCTGCTGGTTTTGGCATTGGAACGGCCGGCACAGCCGCCATTGTCAGCGGAGGCGTAACCGCCTTGTCGGGCGGGAGCATGAAAGACATCCTTAAAAACGCAGCTTTTGGCTATCTTGGTGCCTCGTTTGCCCCCTCAGTCAGTGGCTTCCTGCCAGGAGAGGCCGGTAGCGTGTTGAACCAAGGCCTGACAGCTGGCGCAATGGGCACTGGATTTGGCTTGGCTTCAGGCATGTCCTTGAAAGACGCCATCAAAACAGGCGCAATTACTGGTGTAACTGGAGCAGGTATCACCTACGGCCAGCAGCAGGGCTACTTGCCTAGTGGCGCGCCTGCCGCGACTGAGGCCACGGCCGATGCAGCTCCTGTGACGGCCACTCCTACTTCTTCCGATCTGTCCATTGCTCCAGTTGAGGGCACAGGCACTATTGGCACTGCAAGTGATCTTGCCTTGTCCACTTCTAATAAATACTCTCCGTACTTCACAGGAGAGCCCGCTGCACCGGTGGACAACTTCTTGATTTCGCCTCAGCAGGCTACCGCAATCTCAAATGCGCCGGACTACACCCCGAACTTGTCCACGCAATCACAGTATTTAATGGACACACCTCCCGGCGACTATGCACTGAACACAGCCGGCGACTACTTGCAGGCTCAAGGAGCGCCTTCTGGAACAGGGCTGGGCGTTCAAGCTCCTCAGCCGCCCTCATTGTCTGGTTACAACGCACCTGCGGGTGGGATGGGCTTGAGTCCCAATGCGGATCTGAGCAGAGAGCTGTTAGCGCCCCCCAATGCGATGACACAGCCCGAACCCTCTTTTGTAGACAAGGCTATCGGCGGCGTGAAAGAAGGCTACAACGTCCTGAAGGGCGGCTACGAGGAGTATTTCGATCCAAATCGCCCAAGTGTGCGAGCCCAAGAGGATGCTGCGATAGCCCAGGCCGATAAGGCCTTGGCCAAGTACCAGTTAAACAACCCCGATGCAAGCAAAGTAGGGGCCGAGTCCATTTGGCAAAAAACCTACGAAAGCGGCATGCCTGGTATGTTTACCAAGTACGCCCCTCTGGCAGCAGCCGGATTGGGTGCAACATACTTGGCGGGCGGGTTTAAGGAAGAGCCTGCGCAAGAAGCTCCTCTTTTCGAGCGCAACTACACAGGACAAAATTACATAGACGAAAACCCCGAATTGTTCTCTGGCAGCCTGTACGACTACCGATCAAAAGGGATGGAGTCCTACGATCCGACCTTTAAGAGCACGTATCAAATGGGCACAGGGCCTGATGCTCCGGGTGTTGTTTCCTCAGCCGGCTTCACGCAGCCGGAGTATTCACCTGAGTACGGCCGTCGCCGCATGCAACAGTCTATTCAGCGGTATTACTCTCCATTCCTTGGAACTGAGGCTCCAATAATGGCGGCCAAGGGCGGCTCTATCCAGAATTTTCCGCGTAAGACTGGTCCAATCAATGGCCCTGGAACAGGGACATCGGATGACATTCCAGCGATGCTGTCAGACGGTGAGTTTGTGTTTACGGCCAAAGCCGTGCGAAACGCCGGTGGCGGAAGCCGCCGCAAGGGCGCGGCCAGGATGTACAAACTTATGAAATCGCTTGAAAAAGGCGGGATGGTGAAAGGTTAATCATGGCAGAACAAACAATCACCCAACAGATAATGCGGGAAGACCCGCTAATTGAAGCGTATAAGCTTGACCTTTTAAAACAAGCAAAAGCACTGGCCTTCAATGAGGCGGGACGTGTACCTTTGGCCGACCAGCTTCCTGGCTACAAGGTAGCGGAGTTTGCTGCCCCTCAAATAACGGCACGAGATGCAGCAATTAAGCAGGGCATTGGAGCTTTTGACACTTACCTGACGGACGCTGGTACGGCTGCCGCACAAGCGTACAAAACCACAGGCGAAGCGGCTAACGTCTTGCGGGGAGCGGACACGCGGGATCTGTATGGTCAAGCGCAGAGTGCTTTGCGAAGCGCCGATACGCGCGACCAGTATGGTCAGGCACAAAACGTCTTGACTGCTGGCATTGGGGCAATGACACAAGGCACCGGTCAATATGACCCGTCCATGGCCACGCAGTTCATGAACCCGTATCAGGCCCAGGTCACCCAGCAGGCCTTGGCCGAGATGCGTCGTCAAGGCGACATTGCTCGCCAGGGTGCAGCAGCACAGGCGGTTAAATCCGGGGCCTTTGGCAGCACACGTGAAGGTGTTCAGCGAGCAGAGATGGAGCGAGGCCTGCAAGACGTCATGTCCCAGCGCATCATGCAAGACTACGCACAAAACTATGCACAAGCCCAACAGGCCGGCATGGGAACATTTGAAGCGTCCAAGCAAAGACAGTTTGCTTTGGGACAGGGCCTGGGCCAAGCGGCTTCAGGCATTGGCTCATTGGCAGGGCAAGAGTTTGGCCAAGGACAACAATTAGCCTCAACCATTGGCTCGTTGGCAGGTCAAGAGTTTGGCCAGGGCCAGCAAATGGCCTCGGGCCTTGGACAATTGGCCGCGCAACAGGGCCAGCTGGGTATCCAGCAAGGCGCTCTGGGCCAAACAGCACAGGCCATGCGGCAAGGGGACATCAACTTCTTGTACAACGTCGGCCAGGCACAGCAGGCTTTGGACCAACAGAAGGCGGATGCACAGCGCGCCACCGAGTTGCAAAGGGTCTACTCTCCTTACCAACAGGCAGCCTTCTTGTCGGACATTTACAAGGGCGCTCCTTCTACCCAGATGTCTACGGCGGTGGCAAGTCAACCTTCCGCAAGCCCGTTCCAACAGGCAGTGGGAATTGGTTTGGGTGCGGTGTCTACCGCAGCCGGTGCAAAGAAAGCAGGACTCTTCTAAGAGGGCAATATGAAAAACAAAATGATGGAAAAAGACGCCGAAAACGTAGGCATCATGGCCGGATTCAAGGACATGCTGGAGATGGAAGACGACGATCTGGACGAGATGGGCGAAGAGGACCGTGTTGCCTCTGAGGTCATGGGCCGTTCACCAAAGTCTCCTGAAATCTTGATGAACAACCTGCGCGGAGACATGCGCTCCATCGACGCACGTGTGGACGAACTGGCCGACATGGTGGGATATCGTGCGGCCAAGGACACACCACAAGAAGTGCTTGCTCTTTTGCAGCCTGTGCTTGCCCAACAGCAAGGCATTGGCGCGGCCCCTGCCTCAGCAGAACTGATGCAAGGCCCCCAGCCTCCAATGGCTCCTCCTGGAATGCCACCAATGATGCCCCCAGGCGCTCCTCCTATGCCCGCTGGTGGCGAGGCTCCTGGCGGCATGCCTCCTGAGATGATGGCGGCAATGATGGGTGGTGCTGGTGGCCCACAAGGCATGGCCGGTCCTCCTCCACCTGAGACGGGCGGGATTGCAGGCGCTCCTCCTATTGCCATGGCAAGAGGCGGCTATGTTCAAAATTTTCAGGCGGGGTCTACTGAGGACGGAGTGACCCCTGCCGATGAAACAGTCCCAAGCGAAAGAGAAGCACCTTTACTTAAATACCCCACCAACATGGTTTCTGCGGCCCAACAAGGCATGCAGGAGTTGATTGCAAGGCAGCCACAAACGTTACCGAACTTGGCAGATTTGACCAAGCAGCGCGAGCCTGCTTATCGCACGATTCTTGGTGACACCAAGGGCGCAAGCGAAGCACAGATGCTGTTTGCTCTCGGCCAACGGGCCTTTAACTTTGGCGCAAACGTCGATGACCAAGGCCGTCCGTTGCGTGGAAGCTTTATCTCTCGCTTGTCTGGTGCAGTCAGAACCTTGCCTCAGGAGATGATGAGCCGTGTGGCGGAGATCGATAAGGGCGAACGTGCAATCAAACTGGCTGCACTGCAAGCGTCAGAGAAGGACATCGATCAAATCCAAGCGGCAAACAACGAGCTCCTAAAACAAAAAAGGGCTTTTTATGGGGACGTTGTCAAGGCCGAAGCACGTGTTTCGGCGGCAAGTGGAAAGCCGCCAAAAGGTCCATTTGGAACAAAGGAAGTCTTGAATATGTTTGCAAGGACTGCCCCACTGCTTGCCGAAGGAAAACTCTCTCCCGAGCAGATATATGACTTAGATACCGCAGTAACCGAGTACACACAGGAAAACACAATTGAGGTTACTGATCCCGTTACAGGAAACAAGAGCTACAGAACTCAGAAAAACCGACTACCTCCGCATGTGATCACTGCATATCAGTTGGTTGGAAGACCTATTCCATACTACACAGGGGACACATCTGCTGCTTCTGAAAAGCCCGGAGCAAAGGCTTCTGCCCCCTCTGGAAACATCAGCGGTGCCCCTGGAACAATTCCTGCCAATGTCCCCGCCGAGGCGAAAGATGCCTACGTGGCGCTCAACACCCCTAAAGACCAGAAGACACTGTGGAATCAACGCGGTTTGGTTGCAGGCCCTGTTCAGTACATCAAGACAATGCCTGTCTTGCGTGTCTTTGGACAAGTGGATGCCCAGGCCGATGAGGCACGTACTTTCTTTGATTCAGCAAGACGATCCCTGATTAAAGCGTTGGCGGCAAACCCACGCTACCCTGTTTCAGAGATGCAAGCGATTGAAAAAGAAATAGACATTGCTCCAGCGTTTTTTGACAATCCAAACTCCTTGGGCAATCGCTTGATCGGTATTGAGGACTTCCTTAACCAGCGATTAAAAGCTGCCGAAGCAGACTCAGTCAATCCAGATTTCCCTGTAGCATCTAGGCAGGCTGCGTTGGATGAAATAAAAGAACTCAAAAATTTCAATAAAGTAGCAGGCATTCCTCCTCGCGTGTACACCATTGAGGAAGTGCTTGCTCTGCCAAGCGGAACAAACTTCTTGTGGAATGGCAAAGTATCAAAGTGGAAGAAATAAGCCATGGCAACTCCTGACGAAATCCAAAAGCAACTTGATGCCTTGACACTGCCCGACACGGAAGGCGGCCAGCTGCCTCCTGCGTTGATGCAAGGCCGTCGTCCTGTTCCCGCTGCCAACGCAGCAGACCAGTTAAAAGCGTTGAATCAGATTTCTCAGACGGAGTTCCCCACATTTGGTGAGAAGGCAGAGGCTCTTGGCCAAGGTATACGCATGGGAGCAAGAGAGAGCATCCCTCTTTCCACTGGCGCAATGTTGGGCCTGCGGGCCGGGACTATAGCTGCGCCCTTGTTGGGTCCTGCCGCACCTTTGGGCCCTCCATTAGGGTTTGGCGCAGGCCTCTTGGGTGGCATGGCTGTCAACTATGGCCTGGGGAAGATGTTCCCCGAGGAGTACGAAGAGCCGGCACTTCGTGAAGACTTGGTCTCTGTGCGTGAAGGTGGCCGTACTTTCGGCACATCGATCGCGTTCTCTCCGTCCATCTACTTCATACCTAAATTCACCGGGAACCGCGTCTCACGGTTCATCTCTTCCATGGGCGAGGCTGCCCGCAAGTCACCATACAGTTTTGGCACTGCCGAAGTAATTGCAGGGATGGGAGCAGGCACTGGGGCCTTCTTTGCAGAAGAGATTTTTCCTGGCCAAAGGGGTGTGCGTCTTGGGGCTGAGATAGCCGGTGGCATTTTTGCTCCGGGCCGGTTTGTCGTCGATCAAGTTGGAAACGTGGTTGACTGGGCGAAGAACCTCAGGAACAGTGCAGGTCCTTCCGCCAAAGAGGGTAAAGCTGCTGCTCGCTTGTATGAGATTTTGGATGGCACAGGACAAAATATTCCTTTGTTGATCCGTCGCTTGGAAGAATTTAGCCCAAGCGGAGCTACGCCAACAGCCGCACAGAAAACAGGCAACATTACGTTGTCTGCCTTGGAAACATCGCTTGCCCGCACCAATGCGGAGTTTTCTGGCCAAACAGTCAAGCAGGGGGAAGACTCCCTGATGGCGTACAAACTGTTGGTCCAGAAGCTGCGAGAAATAGGCACTCCAGATGCGTTGCGTAAAGCAGCACAGGTCGAACAAGATGCTCATACTGCCATGCTCAATGGCCGCCTTGCAGCGGCGGATGCAGCAGCAGCGGCCAAGATTTCCAAGATTTCCAAGGACACGCCTGCTGCTCGCCGGGAAATTGGGGACCTTGTGAAGACGGAAACGGAAATCGCTCTGCGCCAAGCACGGGACATGGAAAACGAACTGTGGAACGCTGGCCTTGCTCAAAAGGCTCCCGGTAAGCGTGTTCAGTTGCCTTCAGAAAAAGTTCCCATGCAGGGCCCAAAGGCTCAAGCAATATTTGAAAAAACACGCATATGGCCCATGATCACTTTGCCAGGGAAAGTGGTAATCAAAGGCGCAGAGATTGAGCCTACCAACACAAGCCGTGCGTTCTTGGACGCAACTTTGAACATTGCTGACGTCGTTTACAAGAACACTACGCCAAAGTTGGTTAAGGACATCCTTGGTACTTTTGGTATTGATGATGTCGCCGTCATGAATTACAAACTTGGCCGCAATACGGATGAGTTCTTGGAGTCAGGGAAAGTGCCCGAACGCTTTGTTCCAAAACTCAACGAGATGGATGTTGGCGAGATGGTCAACTACCGGAGCAATCTATTGGCTCTTGCGCGTGATGCCGCCGGCAAAGGCGACATGGGCGACGCCAGGCTCTATGGCTTATTGGCCGAGGGCATTTTGAAAGATTTGGAAACGATAAAGTCCCCTGCGTTTGACCAGGCAAGAAGCTTCTCCAAAGCGTTGAACGATGTGTTCACCCGCACTTTTGCTAGTGAGGCAAGTATCACGGGCCCCGGAGCAAAGACAGTGGCCGGCAAAGAGCGCATGCCCGCAGAGATTTTGGTGAGCAAAGCGTTTGGCTCCAATGCCGACGTGACGGCAATGCGGATGAGCGAAATTGAGGATGCGGTGAAGTTCATGCGCACTCAATACGATGAGGCAGTGGATAAGTTTGGCAAGCGCAGTAAACAAGCCTTGGCATTGAAGCCTCAGGCCGATTTGGCTGATCTTTCTGTGGTGTCGATCAGAGACGCACAAGACCGTGTGTACCGCTTGGCCGCCGCAAAGGCAATTGATCCTGTGACTGGTCGCTTGAATCCTCGCATGCTAGAGAAGTTTGCTGCTGAAAACCAGCCCATGCTGGAGAAGTTGGGCATCTACGCTGACTTGCAGGACGCAAAAAAGGCCGAGCTGGCATTTCGTGCAATACAAGACGAAAACAGCGAGATAAACAAGGTCATCGCAAACCAATCCGCGTTTGCTCAACTGTTAAAGTTTGAAAACCCGACTACCGCTGTGACCGAGGCATTGAGCAGCAAGTTCCCTGTCAAGAACATCTCCAACATAGTCAAGCTTGCCGGTGCCGGTGGGCCCGACGCAGTCAATGGATTGAAGTCCACGTTGTTTGACTACGCCTACACCAAGGCGGGTGGAGATGGTCGATTCAGCATCCAGGCCTTTAATGATGCGTTGTTGAAGCCCTTGGGCCCCAATCAGCCCTCGCTTGTCAACATCATGCGAAGCCAAAATCTCATAACTCAACAAGAGGTAAACAACCTCAAGCGCCTGATTATTCCGATGATGCGTGTTGAGAAGGCCATGGGCAATAAAAACGAGCTCAACAAGATCATGGACGGCGCGGGCGCTGTGGAAGAGTTGGCCATGCGCATCGTCGGTGCCAATATCGGTACTTCCGTCTCTGGCGGCGGCCCAGGCTCCCTGATCGCGGCTTCTGCCGGCTCTAAGTACGTGCGTGAAATCTTCGACAAGATGCCTAACTTCATGGTGCGTAGCGTTATAGAAAAGGCTCTGCAAGACCCACAGATGATGGCCTCTCTATTACGCCGTGGCGTGGGCAAGCAGCAAGAGTCCGACTACGCAACGAGCCTTGCTCAAATGCTTGGCCGTACCTTGGCCACACGCATCCCTGCACCGCTTGGTATCTACATAGAAGATGTCCCCAAAGCGAACCTGATCCAAACAGGTCCTCCCCGCTTTGCGCCTCCCGTG